ACTTACCCCGAGATACAAATATTGAAGAAATGAATGTACTAGGTCTTGTAGATAATGATGGCGATGATGCAAACGGAGCGATTCTGATCTACAAGGACAGTGAGGTGCCATATCCTCCAGCAACAATAAAATATAAACTCACTTCGACACTAGAAAATCCAATTACAAATGTATCTGGTTCTAGCGATCGAAATGATCCTCTGTTCAATATACCAAATGATTTTCCAGCACCAGGACAATCAAAAACATATACTTATAGTTGGAGACCAGTGAAATACACTCCAATAAAATATTTTATCACTGCAACAGGACCAGGTGGAACATCTAAAGTAGAATTTACTGTTATATAAGGCTTGACAAAGTCTTAGATTATCTGTAGAATCTCTTTGTTGCTTTTGAAGGATGAGATTTAGCTTAGCTATTGGGAATCCTCCATATGGTGTTGGAGGTAATCTTGCTATTAAATTTTTAAATAAAACATCAGAAGTTACTGATGATATTAGATTTGTATTACCTACATCTGTAAGGAAGCCATCTTCCTTGAATAAGATTGTAGGTCATTTACATTGTAGTGTAGATGAAGATCTAGATCCTTCAACCTTCCCTGGTGGTATTAGTGCTGTAAAACAATACTGGGAAGTTAAAAACACATCGAGATTCCAAGTAGGTGTTGGGGAGATACCTATGCATAAGGAACATCCAGACTTTGAGTTCTTACCTTATGAGAGAAGGTTTGATGCTGATGTTTTTGTTGGTGAATATGGCTGTGGACCCAGTGGTAGAGTCAAGATCGAGAACTTTACCCACTATGCGAAAGGACATCATTTTTTGAAAACTAGATGTCCAGAAGTTGTAAATAATATGCTAGAATTTGCTGATTCGTTTCGTGCAACTGCTACACAGTGTAATGGAAGGTATCACTTTGGCAAGAACGATTTGATTTCAACTTATATTAGATGTCTTGAAGAAAGAGATGGCAAAGAATAAGCATAATCAAGATGTTGGATCTACGATTGAAAGATCCGATGAAAGAATCAAAGTAACTCAAGAAGTTTTCACTCCGATGGAACTTGTTGAGCAGATGATTGATGAGATTGATATTGAATTACTAAAAGACCCAGAGAGTACATTTATTGATAACTCTGCTGGTTGTGGTAACTTTCTAGTTGGAATGAAGAATCGTTTACTACAGTTTCATAATGAAGATCATATTCTAAACAATATGTTATATGCTGTAGAAATGATGGAAGATAATCATAAGGAACTGTGTGCAAATCTTGGAGTTCCTGTAGATCATCCACACTATGTTTGTGCTGATGCTTTAGAGTATGATTACTCTTTCGATGAAGAAGTGGGTTTAGAGCAGGGTCTAGGTAAGATCAGAAGACCTGACGATTATACACCACCAGAACCCAATACAGATCCTAGTGAGGCATCCTTAGAACAGTTCTTCTAGTGGCACAGGGGGTTGACAGGATAGAAAAATCAGTGTATATTGTATGTGTGGTTGGGCGAATCGCCAAACAACCGCATTACACAATGCCAAAGGCAGACAATGACTATCTTTAATGAAATTACGATTCCCACTGGATTTATCGATTGGGAAGACTTTAGAGAGTCTGGCATCCTTTATGAACTCGCTGAGATGTATCATAAAGAGATTATCAAGACACTTGAATACAAAACTTGTGAAGTAGTATCATGCACAGTTATCGCTGTTGATACTGTTCGCAAACTTGGACAGGCAAATGTGGGTCGTGTTCGGGGTAATGACAAAGATGTATATGACATCGTTGACAAGAACCTGACTCCTGGTTGGAATATCAACAAACTTCCTCCTTTTGTCTTTGCAGATGATGATGAACCTGTGAATGGAAACCACCGTTTCCGTTGGTTCGATGAGCATCAAGTTCCTTATGTTCCTGTTCTGAAAGTAGTCCCCAAACTGGGATTCTCTAAGAACGATGTCATCAATGAGATTGGGTTGAAGTATCAACCTCGTCCTGAAGGCACATCATCCGCCTTCGATGACTACAAAGCACGGGGTATTTTGTGGGTGATCGAACAGAACTCTTTGCGTGAAGATGCTCGCGTAACTGAGACTGAAGTTCGTAACTGGGTACAAGAGTACGCAGATTTTGAGACTCCCGATACTCAAGAACGCCTTGTAAAGGCAATCTACAACGCAACTGAGAAGAAAACCTTCCTTGCAAACTTTACCCGTGGTGAGGGTATTCGTTTCTTCTCCAAGAAAGGAATCAAGATTCAAAGCACTGCTGCTGATGTTCGTGGTTCTAGTGTTGATCGTCTCGTAAGTGCTATGGGTCCAGTTCATGTTTATCGTGACTTTTTCCCACAGTTCTTTGAAGATGCTGCAAACGGCATCTCTACAACTATTCACTTCTATGTGAATACAAACAATGTAGACGATGAGATTGGTGTTCTGCATCTGATTCGTGAGCGTATGGATGAGATTGAAGATTACATTGAAAACTTTGGTAAGATTCTAGGTAAGAATGAAGCTACACGGATTCGTTCTTACTTGTCTTACGGTTATCGATTGCCACATCTGGTAGACCTTGATCGTGGTGATCTGGTAGCACTCCAGAACTGACATCCAGTTCACAGACCGTCCATGGGGTTCCCCCGTGGGCGGTTTTCTGCTATAATTACTCCATACTGAACAGGACAAACACTTGACCATCACACTTCGCCCCCATCAGCAGGATGCTCTGGCAGCGATGCAGAAGTATGAAAAGGGTCAGGTCATCATTCCTACTGGTGGTGGTAAAACTCTTGCCATGATCACTGATGCAAAGCAACAGTTTGATCGTGAGGGATCTACCACTATTGTTGTGGTTGCTCCTCGTATTCTGCTGGCAGAACAACTCTGTAAAGAGTTTCTGGATGTTATCACTAATGCTGCTGTTTACCATGTTCACAGTGGTGAAACTGAGCACTTCAGTAGCACTAAACCTGCATTGATTGCTAATTGGCATCGCCAAGCATATCGCAATCAACTAATCTTTACTACCTACAACTCTCTGAATCGTATTCAAGAGTCAGGTATTCATGTTGATACAATTTATTTTGATGAAGCGCACAATTCTGTCAAGCGTAATTTCTTCCCTGCCACTGAACATTTTTCTTCTGACGCTGATCGCTGCTATTTTTTCACTGCTACTCCTAAACACTCTGTTACCGTCTTCAAACCTGGGATGAATGATGGTGCTGTTTATGGTCAGGTGATCTGCAATGTTCCTGCACCTAAACTGGTTGAGCAAGGTTACATCCTTCCTCCTAAAGTTGTTGTGAAGGAGCTCCCTCAGGGTGATTTCAAGCAATCTGATAGTCAGAATCTTCTGGATACCATTGATGACAATTCACTGGATAAGATTCTGGTTGCTGCACGATCCACTAAGCAGATTGTGCAACTTACCACTCAATCTGACTTCACGATGCAACTGGAGCAGCGTGGTTACAACTGGATGTATATCACCAGTAAAACTGGTGCAATCATCAACGGGCAGAAAGTTACCCGTGAGCAGTTCTTCAACACGCTGAACGCTTGGGGTCGTGACAACAAAAGATTTGTTGTGATGCATCATTCTATCCTTTCTGAAGGTATGAATGTCAAAGGATTGGAAGCAGTTCTTTTCATGCGTAACATGGATTATATTGGTATCTCCCAATCAATCGGGCGTGTAATCCGCCTGGGAGGCGCTGAGAAAACCTTTGGGTTGGTTTGTGTACCTGTTGCCGATAAAGTGGGCATCAGCACTGCTAAGAGCGTTCAGGCAGTTGTGAATACTGTCTTCTACAAAGGTGAACCTGCTGTTTCTGTGGTGCGCCGCTGATGCTGTCTGATAACATTTATGAGCATGTCCTTCAGGTCGCAAGATCATCACCATCCAAGAAGCAGGTTGGTGCTATTCTTCTCAATAAAAGTAAAGTTGTAGTCTCAGCAACTAATCTTGAAACAAAATCACATCCACTGCAAGCATCATTTGCAGTTCGTGTAGGAAGACCTGAGAAGATTTATCTTCATGCAGAGATTGCTGCACTTGTAAAGTGTAGAAGTGAATGTGACACGATTGTAGTTGCAAGATTAGGTGGACATTCTGGTGAAGAACTAAGAAATGCAAAGCCTTGTCCTGTTTGCGCTCTCGCATTGAAAGAAGCAGGAGTTAAGAAAGTTCATTACACTACGGATGATGGTTTTCTCTATCAGTATGCCAGTGATTGAACCGACACAAACCCTGTACTTCCTACCCTGAATCGGGTATAATAACTGTATCAGCAAAAAACCCATGCGCTGCATCGTAAAACTTCAAAAAAACGGTTACATCATCAAGGAAACCGTTCATACTGACGATCCGTATTACGCTGAAAGCGTTGCACTTGCACGAAACCCTGGTGCAGAAGTTCTATCTTCTGATGTAAGGTATTGAAATGAAAATCAAAGAAGAAACCATGTCTGAAATTACATCAAAGCGTAAAGCAATGGCAGTCTGCAATCAAGGTCTTGTAGAACAACTTCAAGAGATTA